GTGTAGTTTATTATCGCAAAATGACTGGATATATTTCGATTATGACGGTAATATACACTCACAACAAAACAAACGGAGGTACACACCATGAAGAAAATTGAACTTTTTGAAAGAGCCATCACGGAAAAGGCAGCAAGCCTTACCGATTATGGCATTTGCGCCGCAGCCTTTTGGGCATACCGCAGGAGCAACGATGCCGAAAATGACCTTATTGATTTTTCCGAGGTCATTTGGAATGAGGACATTGAGGCAATCGCTAAAACCTTCAAAGATAATGGAGTCACCGAGTTTACTATCAGCAGCACCTTCTCAAGCCTCATTCCCACTCTGGCAGCCTTCGAGAAACACGGTTTCAAAATCGCAGGGTTGACCGAAGTCAACGCAAACTACACCGATTGGCAGACAAACGAACGCCCCCGCATTCCTGCCATTCGTATGATGAGCATTTAAGGGGGCAGAAAATGTGGCAAGAAGGTAGTCTTAAGGTTTATAACAGCATATTTCATTACTGGCTGAAGGTTTTTGACGAGCCTTCCAAGTTCGGTATCGAAGGTGGCAAGGTCAGCAAGCTGATGCTTAAGCGAGACGGTAAGGTCGTCTGCAACTACGACAGAGGTTGGGACATCAAGCCCACTGACCCCGACACCCAGTTTGCATTGGAAATCCTGCTCCACGGCAACAACTACTAAAACCCAATAACCCTGGGATAGAGCCGTGAGGCTCTGTTCCTCGTATAAGGCAAGTCGCAACATTTGGTGGCGGCTATTTTTTATACCATTTTAAGGAGGTGAACGCATATCAGAAAACTGAAAAAGTATAAGCCGACTCGGTTTATGACCAAAGGCTCCTACTACGATAAAGCTTCTGCTGATTATGCGGTCGCCTTTATCGAAAGCCTCTGTCACACCAAAGGTACCTGGGCAAGAAAACCCTTTGAACTTATCGATTGGCAAGAGCAAATCATCCGTGATGTGTTCGGAACGCTCAAGCCAAACGGATACCGACAGTTCAATACAGCCTACATTGAAATACCCAAGAAGCAAGGCAAGTCGGAATTGGCGGCAGCCGTGGCTCTGCTTTTGACTTGTGGTGACGGAGAAGAACGCGCCGAGGTTTACGGCTGTGCTGCCGACCGACAGCAAGCATCCATCGTTTTCAATGTGGCTGCTGATATGGTTCGTATGTGTCCGGCACTCTCCAAGAGAGTAAAAATTCTGGACTCCCAAAAGCGAATCATCTATCAGCCTACGGGAAGTATCTATCAAGTGCTTTCCGCTGACGTTGGCAACAAGCACGGTTTCAATACTCACGGCGTTGTTTTTGATGAGTTGCACACGCAGCCGAACCGAAAGCTGTTTGATGTTATGACCAAGGGCTCCGGTGATGCTCGAATGCAACCGCTGTACTTTCTTATTACTACGGCGGGAAACGACACCAAGTCAATCTGTTATGAGATCCACCAAAAAGCAAAGGACATCATCGAAGGCAGAAAAATCGACCACACATTTTATCCCGTTATCTACGGTGCGGATGAGGCGGACGATTGGACTGACCCCAAGACCTGGAAGAAAGCAAACCCCTCTCTTGGTATTACGGTTGCCATAGATAAGGTGCGTGATGCTTGCGAATCCGCAAAGCAAAATCCCGGCGAGGAGAACTCGTTTAGGCAACTCCGTTTGAACCAATGGGTAAAACAAGCGGTGCGTTGGATGCCTATGGAAAAATGGGATAAATGTGCTTTCGCAACCGATGAGGATGAACTTGAAGGCCGTGTTTGCTACGGAGGTCTTGACCTTTCATCCACATCGGACATCACAGCATTGGTGCTTGTCTTTCCACCCGGCAATGATGACGACAAATATATCATCCTTCCGTACTTTTGGATACCCGAAGACAACATTGACCTTCGTGTTCGCAGAGACCATGTTCCATACGATATATGGGAACGACAAGGCTTCTTGCAAACCACCGAAGGCAACGTTGTTCACTACGGATACATTGAGAAGTTCATAGAACGGCTCGGCGAGAAGTACAACATCCGTGAAATCGCATTTGACCGTTGGGGTGCTGTGCAGATGGTGCAGAACCTTGAGGGTATGGGATTCACTGTTGTTCCTTTCGGTCAAGGCTTCAAAGATATGTCTCCGCCTACAAAGGAACTAATGAAACTGGTGCTTGAAGAAAAGATCGCCCACGGAGGACATCCAGTTCTTCGATGGATGATGGATAACATCTTCATTCGCACCGACCCGGCGGGAAACATCAAGCCGGACAAAGAAAAGTCCACAGAAAAAATTGACGGTGCTGTTGCAACCATTATGGCGCTCGACCGTGCGATTCGCTGTGGCAATGATACTACTGCTTCGGTATATGACGACCGAGGCATTTTGTTTGTATGAGAGGAGTGAGTTGAATGGGTATTTTCAGTGGCTTGTTTCGTTCAAGAGATAAGCCTCAAAACAGAACAGTCGGTAGCACCTACACCTTTTATATGGGTGGCTCAACATCCGGCAAGCCCGTAAATGAAAGGTCAGCAATGCAAATGACCGCCGTATATTCCTGCGTGAGAATTCTCGCAGAAGCGGTTGCAGGTCTTCCGTTGCATCTATACAGATACACCGACTCCGGCGGCAAGGAAAAAGCAGTCGACCATCCGCTTTACCTTTTACTACACGATGAACCCAACCCCGAAATGAGTTCGTTTGTATTTAGGGAAACCTTGATGACACACCTTCTCCTTTGGGGTAACGCTTACGCACAGATCATCCGCAACGGTAAAGGTGAAGTCGTGGCGTTGTATCCGCTGATGCCGAACAAAATGACAGTTGACCGAGATGAAAACGGCGAACTGTATTACACCTATCAAAGGGCAAATGAAGAGGCTCACACAATGGAAGGTTCAAGCGTTGTGCTGAAGCCTTCCGACGTTCTTCATATTCCCGGACTTGGCTTTGACGGTCTTGTGGGCTACAGTCCCATTGCGATGGCGAAAAACGCTATCGGTATGGCAATTGCCTGCGAGGAATTCGGTGCCAAGTTCTTCGCTAATGGTGCAGCACCTTCGGGTGTGTTGGAACACCCCGGCACAATCAAAGACCCCGCCCGTGTGCGTGATGCGTGGCAGAGTCAGTTTGGTGGTTCTGCAAACACCGGCAAGGTGGCCGTTTTGGAAGAAGGAATGAAGTACACACCGATTTCCATTTCTCCTGAACAAGCACAGTTCCTTGAAACACGCAAATTCCAAATCAATGAAATTGCTCGAATTTTCAGGGTGCCTCCTCATATGGTGGGCGACCTTGAAAAGTCGAGCTTTTCTAATATTGAGCAGCAATCCCTTGAATTTGTGAAATACACCCTCGACCCCTGGATTATCCGTTGGGAGCAATCGATGATGCGTATTTTGCTTTCCCTTGATGAGAAGAAGGAATATTTCATCAAGTTTAATTTGGAGGGTCTGCTCCGTGGTGATTATCAAAGCCGAATGAACGGATATTCCATCGCAAGGCAGAACGGCTGGATGAGTGCAAACGACATTCGTGAGCTGGAAAACCTCGATAGAATTCCTGCCGAACAAGGTGGCGATCTTTACCTTATCAACGGCAATATGCTCCCGCTCGGTAACGCAGGGGCTTTTGCAAATATAACACCTACAGAAAAGGAGGAAACAGAAACCAATGAAGACCCAAGCGAAGAAGTTCTGGAAGTGGACGAACCTGGAAACAAGCGAAGAACAGTCCGCAGAGCGAGTCCTTGAGCTGTACGGCACGATAGCAGAAGAAAGCTGGTTTGACGATGACATCACCCCCAGGATGTTCAAAGAAGAACTGCTCTCCGGCGATGGTGATGTAACGGTTTGGATCAACTCGCCCGGTGGTGACTGTGTAGCGGCAAGCCAGATTTACTCCATGCTAATGGACTACAAAGGCAATGTTACGGTCAAGATTGATGGCATCGCAGCGTCTGCGGCATCTGTCATCGCAATGGCAGGCACCAAGGTGCTTATGGCTCCTACGGCTCTTATGATGATTCACAATCCTATGACCGGCGCATTCGGTGACCACGAGGATATGCAGAAAGCAATCGAGATGCTCAATGAGGTCAAGGAAAGCATCATCAACGCTTATGAAATTCGCACCAATCTTTCCCGTGCAAAGCTGTCTCACCTTATGGACAGCGAAACCTGGATGAACGCTAAAAAGGCTATCGAACTTGGCTTTGCCGATGACATCCTCACCGATGAAAAGAGAGAAGCCGATGTTCCTGCCTATGAGTTCTCCGACAAAGCGGTGGAAAAGGCACTCATCAATAAAATCACCGCGAAAACAAAGTCTGTGGCAAAAGCCAAAGCACCCGAACCCCCGGTAAAGCCGGAGGTCAAACCCGGCCGTTCTGTAGATGACCTTATGGAACGACTCAATCTTATGAAATATTAACTTGGAGGTTAACATTATGACTATTCACGAACTGCGCACTAAGCGCTCCAAAGCCTGGGATGCTGCAAAGGCATTCCTTGAGTCCCGCCGTAACGAAAACGGCGTTCTTTCTGCCGAAGATGATGCAACCTACACTCGTATGGAGAATGATGTTGCAGAACTCGGCAAGGAGATTGCTCGTCTTGAACGCCAGGAGGCTCTTGACAGAGAGATGAGCGCTCCCACCAGCAAGCCCCTCACCGCAAAGCCTGATGCTGTTAAGGTTGAAACAAAGGTCGGCCGTGCAACCGACGCTTACAAGGACGCATTCTGGAATGTAACCCGTGCCAAGAATGGTGTGTCCTACGAAGTACGCAATGCGCTCCAGGAAGGCGTTGACAGCGAAGGTGGCTATCTCTGTCCTGATGAGTTTGAAAACACTCTTGTTAAGGCTCTTCACCAGGAACACATTGTCCGTGGACACGCACACATTTTCCAGACTAATTCCGGCAGCCACAAAATCCCTGTGGTAACTACCAAAGGCACCGCTTCCTGGATTGACGAGGAAGGTGCTATTCCCGAAGGTGATGATGTCTTTGGTCAGCAGAACATCGGCGCTCACAAGGTTGGCACTATCATCAAGGTGTCCGAAGAGTTGCTCAACGACTCTGCCTTTGACCTTGAGAACTACTTTGTAACCGAATTTGCCCGTCGCATTGGTGACAAGGAAGAGGACGCATTCTTCAACGGCAATGGTGAAAACAAGCCCCTTGGTGTGCTTGCTGACAACGGTGGTGCTGAAGTAGGTGTTACCGCTGCTTCCGGCACTGCGATCACCGCCGAAGAGATTATCAATCTCTACTACAGTTTGAAGGCTCCTTATCGCAGAAAGGCAATTTGGATTTTCAACGATGACACTATGGCTGCTATCCGTAAGCTCAAGGGCAATGACGGACAGTTCCTCTGGCAGAAGGCTCTCCACGAGGGCGAACACGAAACCCTCCTCGGCAGACCGATTTACACTTCTCCTTTCGTTCCTACCATTGCCGCCGGTAATAAGGTGGCTCTGTTTGGTGACTTCTACTTCTATTGGATTGGAGACCGCCAGGGCATTACCTTCCGCCGCCTCAATGAGCGTTATGCTGATTCCGGTCAGGTCGGTTTCCTTGCTACCAAGCGTCTTGATGGTAAGCTCATCCTTCCTGAAGCCATCAAGGTTCTTCAGATGAAGGGTACTACTACTGCTTAAGTTAGGAGGTGGCGGTGATGGATGAACTTCTTGACAAGGTCAAGCAAAACTTAATATTGGAACACGAGGCTGACGATTCCTTGCTGAAGGGATTTATCACCGCTGCTGTTTCCTATGCGGAAAGCTATCAGCACATTACAGAAGGATACTACAGTGAAAATGATATGCCGCCCACAACGGAACAAGCGGTCATAATGCTTGCCTCACACTTTTACGAATCCAGGGATGGTAGTACAGGCGGCTTCTTTGCCGACAACGTTCAAGCAAGCCAGCAAGTTTGGAACACCGTTAATATGCTTTTACGGCTTGACCGAGATTGGAAGGTGTGAGTATGAGTTTTGGAAAGATGAACGGCTTTGCGGATATCATTGTTACAAAAAGGATAAAGGACAGCGAGGGTTTCACCGCTACGGTGGATGAAATCCTCGCTTCCATCCGTGTATACAGAGAGGGTCGGCACGGCTCACAGCGTTGGGCTAACTTATCTGCCTTTAGCGAAGCCACCGACCTCTTTCGTTTTCGCACCATTCCCGGCGTTGAGATTACCACCGATTGCATTATTGTGTGCGATGGTGGCAGATACGAAATCACCTCCGTTGAGGATGTGAAAGGCCGTGGAATGTATATAGAGGTTTTAGCAAAAAAGGTGGTGGCGACCGTTGGCAAAGGTTGATTTCAAAATGCCTGAAGAATTCCTTACGCAGATTTCAAGACTGGGTAGCAGATTTGACAGCGTTGCCGAAAGCGTCCTCGAAGCCGGAGGCGAAGTTGTCCTTGCAAAGGTTAAAAGCAACCTCGCATCCTCTGTGGGTAGCGGTACTAAATACGACTCCCGCTCCACGGGTGAATTGGAACGCTCTCTCGGTCTTACCTCCGTAAGGATGGATAAGGACGGTAACCACAATATAAAAATCGGTTTTTCTGAACCCCGTGCCAATGGTGGAAGCAATGCGAAAATCGCCAACATTATCGAGTACGGCAAGCACGGACAACCGGCTAAACCTTTTTTGAAACCCGCCAAGCGTTCTGCAAAGGACGCTTGTATGACTGCGATGCAGAGAAAATTTGAAGAGGAGGTCAGCAAATTATGAGCCTTCTTGCCGATATACAACGAGTGGTATATCCCTTGGGTATTCCTATTGAAACTGGCGTGTTTAAGGATGAGGCACCCGAAAAATATATCGTTGTAACTCCTATTGCCGACAGCTTCGAGCTTCACGCAGACAACGCTCCCGGTGTTGATGTGGAAGAAGCAAGGCTGTCTCTTTATTGTCAAGGCAACTATATCAAGGATAAAAACGCTCTTGTGAAGTTGCTGTTGGCAGATGACTTTACCATAACCGACCGAAGATACATCGGTTATGAAACCGAAACGGGCTACTACCACTACGCAGTGGATGTAGCCAAATTCTATGAAATGGAGGAATAATCATGGCTACGATTGGTCTTGATAAATTGTTCTACTCAAAAATCACCGAGGATGCCGACGGCAACGAAACCTATGCAACCCCGGTACAGCTTGCCAAAGCTATGACCGCAGACCTTTCTGTGGAGTTGGCAGAGGCTACTCTTTATGCCGATGACGGTGCAGCCGAAATCGTCAAGGAATTCAAGTCCGGCACTCTTTCTTTGGGTGTTGATGATTTGGGTGGCAGCGTTGCATCCGACCTTACCGGATCTACCATTGATGAAAACGGTGTCGTAATTTCCGCTGCCGAAGATGGTGGCACTCCTGTGGCTGTCGGTTTCCGTGCAAAGAAGGCCAACGGCAAGTACCGTTACTTCTGGCTTTACCGTGTCAAGTTCGGTATTCCTGCTACGGCACTTGCTACCAAGGGTGACAGCATTACCTTCAGCACTCCTACCATCGAGGGAACTATTATGCGCCGCAATAAAATCGACAGTGCAAACAAGCATCCCTGGAAGGCAGAGGTTACCGAGGGCGATAGCAACGTGTCTGCAAGCACCATCACCAACTGGTACAAGGAAGTGTACGAACCCAACTACACGGCTTCCGCAACCCCCGAAAAGGACTAAAGGAGGATTAACGTATGAATACTGAACGCTCTGCAACTATCCTCATCGGTGGTGAGGAATACGAATTACTGTTGACCACCAAGGCTACCAAGGAAATCGCTGCTCGTTACGGCGGGCTTGAGAACCTTGGCGATAAGCTGATGAAGAGTGAAAACTTCGAGATGGCAATCGGCGAGATTGTCTGGCTTATCACCTTGATGGCAAACCAAACTATCCTGGTTCACAACCTCAAGCATAAGGATGACCCGAAGGAACTGCTCACCGAAGATGTGGTGGAACTGCTCACCGCACCTGCAGATTTGGCAACCTACAAATCCGCAATCACCGAGGCTATGTTCAAGGGCACCAAGCGAAATATCGAGAGCGAGGACAACTCAAAAAACGCGGCGGTCGAGTAAGTGACGAAGAGTTATTTACTCGACTTTTATATTACGGCTTGGCGCACCTCCACCTTTTACAGGAAGAAGTGTGGCTGATGCCGTTTGGCTTACTCCTTGACTTGTGGGAATGCCACAAGCAATACAGCGGTATCGCCAAACCCAAGAGGGAGCGTTTTGTTGACGATATTATCCCCGACGGAATTTAAGGAGGTGGTGATATGGCGGATAACTTCGGCATGAAAATCGGTCTTGAAGGCGAAAAAGAATTCAAAAAAGCATTGGCCGATATTAACCAGTCCTTTAAAGTTCTCGGTTCGGAGATGAAGGTAGTTGAGTCGCAGTTTGGCAAGAACGATAACTCCGTCGAAGCTCTCACTGCCCGCAACCAGGTTCTCAACAAGGAGATCGAGGCTCAAAGGTCAAAAATCGAAACTCTACGTTCCGCCCTTGAAAACGCCTCATCCTCTTTTGGAGAGAATGATAAACGAACCCAAGCCTGGCAGATTCAATTAAACAACGCAACCGCTGCTCTTAACAATATGGAGCGTGAACTTGAAGCAAACAATAAGGCGCTCGATGAAGCAGAAAACGGATTCGAGGATGCCGAAAAGGATGCGGATAAGTTCGGCGACGAAGTTGAAAACGCAGGCGAACAAAGCGATGAAGCAAGTGGCAAATTCAGCGGTTTAGGTACAGCTTGTAAGGCTGCCGCCGCTACTATGGCAGCCGCCTTCGCTGCTGTGTCTGCCGCAGCCATTGCCGGAGCAAAGGCTCTTGTGGATATGTCTACTGCCGGTGCTGCTTATGCGGATGGGGTTATAACAACTTCTTCGCAGACGGGCATCGCAACCGACAAACTGCAAGAATATATGTATGCTGCCGAGCTTGTTGACGTTTCTACCGAGACGTTGACAAAATCGATGGCAAAGCAAATTAAGTCGATGAAAGCGGTGCAAGACGGCACCAAGCTTTCTGTCGAGGCATACGAGAAGTTGGGTGTCCAAGTTACCAATACTGATGGTTCTCTCCGTGATTCGGATACCGTCTATTGGGAAGTTATCGATGCCCTTGGCAAAATTGAAAACGAAACCGAGCGTGATGCACTCGCAATGCAAATCCTGGGTAAATCCGCCCAGGAACTGAACCCCCTCATCGAGCAAGGTGCAGAGCGAATGAATGAGCTTGGCGAACAAGCACAGGCGGCGGGCTACGTTATGAGTGACGATATGCTCAATGCCTACGGTGCTTTGGATGACCAACTCCAATACCTCAATGTTGGTGCAACAGCCGCCAAGAACGCACTCGGTACAGTCTTACTTCCGGTATTAACCGACCTTGCTACGGAGGGCAACGCTCTCCTTGGTGAGTTTACAAACGGCATTCTCGATGCCAATGGCGACATCGGCAAGATGAGTGACGTTATCGGTGAAATTCTGCCGAAGGTTCTCGATATGATTATGGAATTCATACCTGAACTTTTGGAAATTGCCGGAGAGATTGTTGGCTCTCTTGCAGAAGCACTCGTCGAAAACCTACCGACAATTATCGACACCGCATCGCAGATAATCTTTTCATTGCTTCAAGGCTTAATCGAGGCGTTGCCTCAAATCGCGGAGGGTGCGTTACAGCTTGTAATGGCACTTGTAAACGGCATCCTGGAGAACCTACCGATGCTCATCGACACGGCTCTCCAAGCGGTCGTAACCCTGGCTACGGGTATTGCGGCGGCTTTGCCTACGCTTATCCCGACAATCATCCAGGTCATCATACAGATTGTTACGACTTTGATTGAAAACCTACCGATGATTTTGGATGCCGCCCTTCAGCTCATTATGGGACTTGCCCAGGGTATCCTGGATGCTCTTCCTGTGCTGATTGCGGCTCTGCCCGAAATCATTCTGGGTATCATCAACTTCTTGCTTGATGCCATACCTCAAATCATTCAAACGGGTATTACCTTAATCACAAGCCTTGTGGCTGCGTTGCCGGAAATCATAACGGCAATCGTGGAGGCAATTCCACAGATTATTGAGGGCATCATCACAGCGGTGCTTGGTGCCATTCCAATGATTATACAGGCAGGTATCGACTTGCTTGTTTCGTTGATTAAAGCCCTACCGCAGATTATAACCACCATCGTGAATGCTATCCCGGACATCATCACCGGCATTATCAACGCTGTGCTGAACAACATTCCTTTGATTATCCAAGCGGGTATTGATTTGCTTACTTCGCTGATCACGAACCTGCCGACCATAATCATTGAAATTGTAAAAGCAATTCCGCAGATTATCACGGGCATTGTTAGTGCCTTGGGTAAAGGTGTATCGCAGATGGCTGATGTTGGTAAGAACCTCGTCAAGGGTCTGTGGGAAGGCATCCAGGGTCTTGCATCCTGGCTTTGGGATAAGGTCAGTGGATGGATTTCCGGCATTTGGGACGGCATCTGCGACTTCTTCGGCATCGCATCTCCTTCTAAAGAGATGGGATGGATCGGTGAAATGCTCGTTGATGGCCTTGCCGGTTCTATCGGCACCCACGGCAAAGAGGCTGTAAAAGCCGCCGAAGGTATGAGTTCCGCCATTACCGATGTAATGCACGGACTTGCCGAAGATATGGAAACCGCACTGCCTACCGACTTTAATGTCAGAGGTAGCGTTGATGGTGCTATGTCTTCCGCAACGGGCAAATCTGCAGCACAAAACGGCTTCTCAATTGTCCTTAACATCGCAAACTTTAACAATTATTCAAACGAAGATATCCAGCAGCTCACAAACGAAGTACTCGTTACTGCCGGACAATTCGCAAAACGGAAAGGAGTGGTATTTGCGTGAATTATTTCGTTTATAAGGGCATCCGCTCCTGTGATATGGGTATCCGCATTGAAAGCAAGGATGTCTTTTCCGCACCGGAATACGAGGTGGATTTTCTCTCCATTCCCGGCAGAGATGGCGACCTCATTTCGAGTGGCGGCAGACTTCCTAATGTGCAGATAACCTATTCGGTATTTATTCCTGCAAAGACCATCTCCGAACTGTCCGCAAAAATAACGGCTGTGAAGGGTTGGTTGTATTCGGGACTCAATACCTATCACGAACTCACCGATACCTATGACACCGAATTCTCCCGAAAAGCAGTCTACGCAGGAAAGCTCGATATCGAGGATGAGATGAACCGCATCGGCATCTTCACGATCAGCTTCTCCTGCCATCCGTTCCGTTACGCCCTTGAGGGGCAGAAAGGCGTTATGCTTTTGAATGGCGGAAAGGTTGATAATCCGTATCCTTTCGTTAGCAAGCCTCTTATTACGCTTGCAGGGAAAGGCAAAGGAACGCTTACAATTCAATCTCTCGATAAAAATGCCACCTGGATATTTGATGATACAAACGGAGTGGCTATTGATTCCGAGCAGATGAATTGCTATCGCGGAGCAGAATCTATGAACGACACCGTTTCGGGAGATGGTTTCCCGCTGTTGCATCCGGGTGAAAACATCATCACCTTCACAGGGGGAATCACAGCGGTTGCCGTTCTTCCGAGGTGGTGTTCCGTATGATTCCTGTTCTTTACAAAGCGAATGCTACCAACTTTACCACATTCGGTATCGGTGTTCTGAAGGATTGCACCTCTTGTGAGGTAACCGAAGAACGCAACGGTGCCTATGAATGTGTTCTTAAATATCCCATCACGGGCGCAATGTATAAGGAACTTGCAACGGAACGCCTGGTTAAAGCCAAACCTAACGACACGGCCGATGACCAGGTGTTCCGCATTTACCGCATTTCTACGCCTATCAACGGCGAGGTCACAGTTTATGCACAGCATATTTCTTACGACCTTTCCAATGTGGCGGCATTGCAGTGGTCGGCAGAGTCTATTTCACCGAGCCTTGCGATGGATCGAGTGTTCTCGAATACGGCAACGGCGCACAACTTCACCTTCCAAACCGACTACTCCTCGGCAAAGCCGTTCTCGGTATCCAAACCCCAGAGTGTTCGAGCTTGTCTTGGTGGTGTAGTGGGTTCGTTTCTTGATTTATGGGGTGGTGAATTTGAGTGGGATAACTTCAAAGTAATACACCATCAAGGTCGAGGCACGAAAACGGGTGTGGTCATTGAATATGGCAAGAACCTCACAGACCTTGAACACGACAGTGAAAATACCGATGTTTTTACCGACCTTTTGCCGTATGCAGTTATTACTGCCGAAGACGGTACCGAAACGGCAGTAACTTTGCCGGAAGTGCTTCTTCCTATTACGGATACAACATTGGTTCAACGAAAGACACTCATTCGTGATTTCACCGAGTATTTTGACGATGAGAACCCGGTAACTGAGGAAGGCTTACGAGCATACGCAAACAACTATCTCAAAAACAATCCGCTCGGTACTTCCGTTCCAACGCTGACCATAGCCTTTGAACCTTTGTGGAAACAACCCGATTATGCTGCCACATTGGAGCGTGTATCTTTGTGTGACACCGTTACAATTCGCCACAGCGTTCTTGGTATTACCGCAAAGGCAAAGGTAATCACAACCGAATACGACACCCTCGCAGAGAAGTATATCTCCATAACTCTTGGATCTGCCAAAGCAAACCTACTGGATAATGTTTCTGCGGCTGAATCCGCTGCGGAGGAGGCATCGACAAAAATCGACAGATTTCCCGTGCTTATGAATTCTGCAATCAAGAATGCTACGGGACTTATCACAGGACAATCCGGTGGCTATGTGGTCATTAACACCGCAAGTGAAAACGGCCACCCCTATGAGCTGCTTATATTGGACGCTCCCTCTGTTGAGGAGGCGGTCAATGTCTGGAGATGGAATGTTGGTGGTCTTGGCTTCTCAAGTAACGGCTACAATGGTCCCTACGAAACGGCTATCACCGCTGACGGGCAGATTGTGGCAGATTTCATTACTTCCGGCACTTTGGTGGCAAACATCATAAAAGCCGGAGTTCTTCAGTCCCAAGATGGCTCGTCCTATTGGGATTTGGAAACGGGCGAAGTTGTCCTTCGTGCCTATGCGACAACGGACTCGGTGGACAAGGTTGGTGACCGAGTAACCGAAATCGAAAACCAGAAGATGTACCGCTTGGTGATTTCCTCTTCAAACGGAAACATTTTCAAAAACGGCATTATTAACACAACCCTTTATGCCACAGTTTTCTCCTGGGATGAAAATGTAACGAACACCCTTGATGAAAATCAGTTCATTTGGACGCGGGTTTCCGAAGATGCCGAGGCAGATAAACTGTGGAACGATGCTCACTTCGGTGGCACAAAATCCATCGAAATCACCTCCGATGATGTCAAGGTACGAGCAACCTTCTTCTGCGACCTCATCGACACGACAACAAGAAACAGCCTGCTCGGCTGAATATAAGGAGGATTTTCCTATGAGTAAAGCACAAGGTCAGTTTACGATTATTGACTATAATGACGCCTTAACCTTAACGGGTTATATTGGCTCAAACCACGTGAAGTCGCAGATGTATAACCCCGACAATGCGACTTACACTCCCGACTGGTCAAAGACCAACCTGGTCTTGACTCCCAGCCTTTATGTTATCGGTACAACTACCGACCAAATCACATCCGCTGCGGTTACCTCTGTTAAGTGGTATGTGGGTAGTTCCACTACCGCCATTACAAGTTCCGGCAACTATGCTTTGAGCGGTGCAAAGAGCCATATTTTGACCGTAAAAGCTAACGTGATGGCAGGTTTAACCGGTATTGATTACCGCTGCGTAATCACCTACAAGGATGCATCCACGGGTCTTTCCATTACTCATCCGCTGACAATTTCCTTTAGCAGAGTTGTTAACGGTGGTGGTATCGTTGACCTGCTCGTAACAACCCCCAGCGGTAACGTCTTTAAGAATACCGAAGTCGCAACCCTTACTGCAAAGGCAGAGCTGTGGCGCGGTTCTACTGTGGATACCACAAACGTTACCTACAAATGGGCAATTATGGACAGCACCGTAACCGCTACCACTTCTTCCGGCTATGATGCCTCCTTTGGCACGGGTTGGAGAAAACTCACCGACACCACGGGCAAATATACCGGCACCACCACAGCAACTCTTACTGTGTATGCGGCTGCCGTTGACAGCTATGCAGTATTCCGCTGCGTGGCAACCGACTCCGATTCCACATCCAATACCTACAACAGCACCTTTACCGATGTTGCGACCTTCATCGATAACTCTGACCCCATCCAGGTTATCGTTACCTCCACGGGCGGGGATGTCTTTAAGAACGGTCAAGGCTCTACGGTACTTACTGCTGTTGTTTACCAGGCGGGTGCGGAAATCGATGCCGAGGGTAAAGGCACCTACACCTGGACGAAGTATAACAAGGACGGTGCTATCGACACCTCTTGGGGAACTTCCGGCTCAAAGACCGGCAAAACCCTATCGGTGTCCACTTCCGATGTTTCCACAAAAGCAACCTTTATGGTGGTTGTAACGCTATAAGGAGGGATTTCTATGACGGCTGTCGCACAGTATACCATCATTCATATCAACGATGTCGTTGCGTCCGATATGCCGCCGGAGAACCCTTACGAAGGTCAGTTGTGGGTTAATACCGCTACAACCCCTCCCGAAACGATGGTGTGGGACGGACAAGGTTGGGTCGTGCAGAACAATTTGGACGACCTGCGAGAAACCGTGTCCACCCACACCACCAAATTCGGTGAGTTTCAAAACAGCGTGGATGGTCTTAACTCCTATGTGGGTACTCTTACCGAGACCGTTGAAACCTTGGAGGATGACCTTGGGAACGAACAATCCAAGGTGCTTGAAATGCAAAGCAAGGTTTCCGAGCTTGAGCATTCGGTTGACGGGCTGTCCCTTACGATGCAGGAGCAATTCGCAGGAGGTATCAACTATATCCATAACTCCTCGGGTCTTAACGGCATAACCGATGATTGGACTACCTCCGGCACAGTTTCAACCGACAGCAGCACCGATGCTCAAAATAATACCACCGCTAACTCTTGCTTTGTTTTGAGTGATTCTTCAACCCTCAAGCAAGTGGTAACGGGTGCGGTAACGGGAACTTCCTACACCATTTCACTTCGTGCCAAGAAAACGGCATCGGGGTACAGCTCGTATTTTTATATCAAATACAACGGCTCGAAAATAAAGTACCTTTTCAGCACAACCTCCACCTTCGATTGGACGGAATATTCGGCTGTTATCGATGACGTTCAAGACGGCACCATTACCATTTACGCATACAACCGCCTTGCGAGTTTGTATCTTGCCGACATCATTCTTGCGGAGGGTACGACAGTTCACAAGTGGACTCCAGCCCCCAATGAGATTTATACCACCGAGGTTAAAATTGACCGCCGTGGTATCGAGGTTTCCAACGCAGACTCTGCACAAAGGACGGTTATTAACAACACAGAGTTCTCCGGCTATTACAACGAGGAGAAGATTTTTACCCTGAATAAGGATGAAACCATAACAAAAAAGACCACGGTTGATGGTGAATTAACCGTTGGCAAAACCAAGTTCGTTCCTATGCCGACCGCTTCGGAAGGATTGAACATCGTAATTCTTGACTAAGGAGGTACAGCTTTATGGCATTAAGCGGTTCTTTTTATAAATATCCCGTAGACAACTTCGGTCTGTACTGCACCTGGTCTGCAACCCAAAGCGTGACGGGAAACTACTCCGATGTAACCCTTAAGGTGTATTTGAAGTATTACACCATTTCGGTTGGTTCTCGTTCCGACTCTACTGTTTCCATCAATGGTGTTTCGGAAACCTATACGGCATCCGCTATCAGCGATAGCGTGGCGGGCTACGATACCACCTTGCTAAAAACCTATACTGTCCGTGTCAATCACAACAGTAATGGTACAAAAACGGGTGTGGCGTTGTCGGCATCTTGGCGTTTTAGTGGTACTTACAGCGGAACTTCTATCGGTACAATTACCGCATCAACCACAGTTGACCTTGATAGCATTGACCGAACCGCACCGACTGTTTCTTGCTCGGTTTCCGATATTACCGCAAGCGGATTAAAAATCTCCGCAACCTCATCGGCCACGTCGGATATTTGGCAGTACAGCACCGATGGTGGAACGAACTATACGCAGTTTTCAACTACGGCGGGAACATCGGCAAGTAAGACCTTGACGGGGTTATCTCCCAACACCACTTATTCAATTAAGGTTCGTGCAAGGAAGAAATCCAACCAGGTATATGGTGCATCGAGTGCCGTATCGGCAAAAACTCTCGGTGGCTCGACTATTGGCAGCGTTTCTGCCTTAACAGCGGATGCCGCCACAGTAAGCATCAGCATTAACACCACCGTGTACGATGCATCCTACACCCATAAACTGCAAATCAAAAACGGCTCGACAGTTTACCTTGAAATAACGGGTCTGTCCTGGGCAAAGGGTACGGCTGCACGAACCATTACGCTGACCGCTGCACAGAGGACAACGCTCCTCACGGCTATGGCATCGGTAAAATCCTTCACGGGTACTTTTGCCTTGCTGACATACAGCGGTTCAACGCAGATTGGTACAACGGCTACAAAAACTGCAACTGTTCAAACTACCGAGGCAAATTCGGGGCCGACAATGACGGACTTCACCTACTATGATGGGCGTTCTACAACTGCAACGGTAACGGGCAACGACCAAGTATTCATCCAAGGATACTCGCATTTATATGTTACCCCCGGAACTGCAACGGCAAAAAACAATGCTACCATTGCTTCTTATTCTGCAACTTGCAATGGTGTCACGCTCTCCAATACAACGGGTGCGGTGATTAACCTTTCAGCAGTTTCAAAGTCCGGCAATTTGGAGGTTGTGGTTACGGCTACCGACTCCCGTGGCTATACAGTAAGTAAAAAGAAGAATATCACGGTTATTGCCTATGACAAGCCGAAGGTATCCTCCATAACTCTGCGCCGAACCAACGATATTGAGGCAGAAATGCAGCTCATTTTTAACGGCACAATTTCACCCATTACTGTAAGTGGAACGCAGAAAAACAGCCTTAAATATGTGCAGTATCGTTACAAGCTGACAAGTGCATCAAGCTATGGCTCTTATACGAGCATCCTATCTTCGGTATCAACAAGCGGAACATCGTTCTCGTTTTCTAATTTGGAACTGTGTAGCCTTGACGCTAACTCGTCCTATGACTTCCACGTTTATATACGTGACCAGCTAAACACGCTGTCCGCAGTAAACCTTTATTTCACAGTTCCGCAAGGCACACCGCTTGTTGCTCTGCGAAAGAAGAAAGTAGGTATCAACACGCCTGCCCCGGAAGCAGAACTCCACGTGGTTGGTAATGCGAAGGTATCCGGCACAGTTACGGCTGGTACTGTTACGGCAACAACCCTCAACGGCTCACTCGCGCCCTCGAAATTATCCTCTGCGGTTACTATTGCAAAGGGTGGCACGGGTGCTACCACGGCTGCGGCGGCTTGTACGAACCTTATAAGCGGACAGACAATTGCTCCGAAGGTCATCAATGTCACAGGAAGCCAATACTGGATTGATGGTGTTTACGGCATCAATATGCAAAACTCCGACATCATTGGTATTAACGGCTTGTATCTGCTTGATGCAGTTGATTCCCAAGGTGAAGGAATTAATTTTTACCGAAGCTCTACCACTTGGGACAGGCTTTACTCCTATGCAGGCACCTTGTATTATGCGCCCAATGTGGAAACAAACACGCACCCCGGCACTCGCTATACTGTCTACCATTCCGGCGGTGCAACGATTCCGCTCTCCAAAGGTGGTACAGGTGGAACTACGGCAGCAGCCGCACGAACCAATCTCGGTATCACTTGTACTTCGCTATACAGTGGTTCTTTAAGTAGCGGTAGCACCACCTTTAATTACGGCAACTATAAGGCATATATCATTGCCGGAGTGCCAAGTTCGGGTGCATCCAAGATGTCTATCATTGTTCCCAAGGCACTGATAACGACTTCCGATGTGAACTGGCAGATAGCCGATGAAGTCAACTACCGAACCTTCAAGCTCAAATATTCCGGCACTACCGTTACCCTTACAATCGGTAGTGGTTCGGGTATCATTCAAAATGTCTACGGCGTCAATTAAGGAGGAAACGGATGAAAGTTTTACTGAATGAAAACGGCTATATTATCAGCTATGCCTTAATTGGTGACTTGGTAGACAGTATTGAACTACCCGATCCAAAAGATATAGGTCACTTTCAAGAGCATTTTACGGCATACCAAGTAAAAGATGGCGATGCCGTTTTTGATGAAAAACAAGAAAAAGCACTCCAAACCGAAGCGGAAAAGGAAAATCTCCGAAACCGCAGAGAGGTGGAGTGCTTTTCAGTTATCAACCGAGGGCAACTTTGGTATGAGGGTGTCAGCATCGCACAGCTCTTGGAACTGCGAAAGTGGTACAAGGCTTGGCTGAATGTTACCGATACACTTGTCGTGCCGGAAAAACCGACATGGCTTGAATAAAAGAAAGGAGAAAACGGCTATGGACATCACTGCAATTGCCGGAGTAATAACGGCTCTCGGCGTCATTCTCGGTGCGGTATTTGCCG